GTACTGATACTGGGTCGAAAAAGCAGCGATGGCAGATTCCGATGCCGTTTTTGGCTGCACCAGATGTTCCGCACCGCTGCTTTTCAAGATTTCCAGATATTCCGCATCCGTCACATCTTCTTCCTGTGTGGTGTTTCGCTCGTCCACATAGACCTCATAGCGGTCAAGATAGGTCGGCTCTGTACCGGAACAGAAGGTGGTTCGCTTTCTGGCATTTCCTTCGCCGCAGCCCAGCACATAGGCAAAGTTTTTCTGCACCGCATCGTCCGCCGCATAGGAGAATGACAGCAGATTGTTGTACGCATCGGAGAATACGATGTGGGGATTGCCGTCCTGCAACAAACTGCGGTCTGTTCCGGAAAACAGATCGCATTTCAGTGCGTTTCCATCCAGCCGCACATTTGCCGAACCGCCGATGGTTTCACAAAGGCTGTACAGCCATTCCAAAATGTTGTCATAGCTGACCTGCATTCGTGCGGTTTTCTGCCAGCAGTCACCGGAAACCGTACCCATGGAAAAACCGGGCAGATTGCGGATTCCGGCAGAAATCACATTGCGGGACAGCACCTTGCGGACGATGTCCTCATAGCTGCCGTTTGCGGTGATGGTGGGATAGATGATTCTTCGTTCCAGCAGACAGGCAAGAAACCGTCCGGTGACAGTCAGATAATCGCCCTTTTCGGCATCGGTCTCCAATTGCAAAGACTCAATAACGCCGAAGTGCTGTGCATCATCGCTCCTTGCCACGATTCTGCCACGCTGAAAAGTTTTCACGTTCTGCGGACTGGCGGCGATATACACCTCAAAACAGCCGCACTGGTAGAACTCAATGTCCCATAAGAGTGAAGAATAGCTGTCGCAGATGGCTTCCAGTGACACAGAAATCTGGTCTTTCAGAGCCGTCAAGCTGTAAATTTCCAACTGCATAGCTATACCCCCAGGTAAGAATTGCGATGCATCAAAGTCACACGCAGCTTTTTCACGCCACGGACTGCCTCGACCCGAAAGATATTCGTGCCTTCCTTCAAGGTCAGCCAAGTCGAACCGGAAACCAGCCGGTTCAGGATATTGCTGTCCACGCCATTACGTGTCAGCGTGACGGTCTTGTTTCCGGTTTTCGTGGTAACCGTAATGACATCGCCGGTCAGAATATCGCCTTTGATTTGCAGATACTCGCCGTTTTCGTTGTAGATGGTCGGAGTCACTGCCACCACTTCCTGCGGAATGTCGCTGGGCAGTGCCTCGATTCGCAGTGTGAATCCAGTTTCATCGCCATCATTGGTAATGGAAAACAGATTGCTGTTGGAATACACACCCAAAGGAAACGGAGCATCGTTCTCCGGAAAGGGAAAGTGAAATGCTCCGATCACGCCGCTGTAGTAGGCATAGAAAATATCCCGGCTGTACCAGTAAATGTCCGGACAGAGAATAGAGATCTGCCCACTGATCTGCTGCTCGAAATTTGACACCTCGCAGGTTTCTACATACCCTTCGGCATAGACATCGATGTTCGCCGTCTTGTACCAGATCTTGATGTATCGGGAAGGCTTGACCACACGATACAGGCGATGCCGCCGTTTCTCGATGCCAATGCCACGCATGGCAAAGGAAATGACTACGTTTCGTTTTTCAATGAAAGCATTGTTAAGGTAGCTGCCGTTCATGCCTGCATAGGTAGAGGTGCTGATTGTTCCAGCCGGAGGGTTGAGTCCGTCTATTTTTGAGGTCATGTATTGGTTGGCGGTGGTGGTTAAATTTATTTGTTCGCTGGATTGGTTTTCGAGGATAAGTGTGAAAAACATGGGCTGCACCCCCTTTACATTTTGGGTTTGATGATGTATAATGGAAACAACAGAGACGTAGGTTCGCTACGCAAAATCGGAATTTAGAGGAGTTGTGGCTTATGAATTTAAAAATGATACGTTTATCCAAACCAAATCCGGATAACCTGTTTTCTAACTATGAAAATCAATTAGAACCGCAGTATTTTTTCACATCCTCGGTTTCAAAGACCTTATTTGAAAATAGCCAAAGAACTTTATTGCAGATTTCTGAAGATGAAATACGGGATTATATCAACAATGATGATCTGTGTAATGATGAAGAGGGAATGTTCCCGAAACGATCGGTGCTTACAGGTGAGTGGTATATTAGGTCAGTATCATTTGAAGATGATATTCTTTCGATTGAAACAGCACTGCTTGGAACTGATCTTGGATATCCAGACGATTATTTGGGATTAGAATTGATATTTATTTATGATGATGAATCGAAAGAATTTGCTTTTGACGGGATAAACAGTTCTGCACTGTAAATTCTGATTTACCGAGAAAAAGGAGCGACTCAAATCGCTCCTTTTTAAATATTCAGTGCATTCCTCGTCAACCGATAAATCTCCAACCGTGACAATGCCTTCGGCGATTGATTCGTCTGATTCACCGTTTTCCGATTGTCTGTGTTGTAATAATTGTTCACTGTGCCACCGGAACTGCCGGACAGCATCGCTCCGGAGATTCCATGCAAGCTGTAATTCAAATCAGAATCCATAGTCAGCTGCATGGCTTTCGCCACACCGCCTACGGCTTTCTCCACATACTTTTTGCTCTTGTCGATGCCACTTGCCAGCCCTTTCATAAAGTCCGGCATCCAACTTTCGTAGTCTGTCAGCGGTCCTTTGTCCGGAACAGAGAAGTGCAGGAAATCCCGAATGGTATCAGCAACGTCCGTAACGCAGTCCGACAGCCAGCCAATGGCACTCTGAATGCCGTCAATGATTCCCTGAATGATATCCCGTCCCCAGTTCCAAGCATCGGAAGCCAGTCCCTTGATATATCCCACAGCGGCATCGAACCCATTCTGAATGGTGGATTTGATGCCGCTGATTTTGTCGGAAACCGCAGAACGAATGTTGTCCCAGATGCTGGACACCGTAGAAGAAATGCTCTGCATCACGTTGGAAATGGTGCTCTTGATGCTGTTCCAGATGTTAGACACCACCGACCGGATGGCGTTCAGAACATTGGAAACCGCAGAAGAAATCTGATTCCAGATAGAGGATACCACAGAAAAAATGGCATTCATCACACTGGAAATCGTGCCGGAGATGCTGTTCCAGACGGAAGAAACCACGTTCCAGATCGCAGACAAAACAGAAGAAATGAAACCAGACACAGCATTCCAAACCGTAGTCACCACATCTTGAATCGCTGTCAAGACCGTGGAAATTGTAGTAGAGATGGCATTCCAGATGGTTTCAAATGTCGTTCGGATGCCCTCTAAAATGGGCGTTAAAAACGCCACGATTGCATTCCAAATGGCATTGATCTTCTCCGAGATCCAGTCCATCACTCTGCCTACAATGATCTGGATGGCTTCAAAAATCGTCTGAAACAGATAGCCGAATGCTGTGATCAGCGGTTCTAAGGTGGTGTAAATGGCATTCCAAACGGTCGTAATCACGTTATAAATTGCCTGAAAAACCGTAGAAACCACGTTGTAAATGGCATTGAAAATCGTGCTAAAAAAGTTGTATATCGCTGTAAAGATCGTGGTGAAGAAATCCCGAATCGCTGTAAATACGGTCGTTGCCACCGCCTGAATGGCAGTGACAATGGCGATGAAGGTATTGGAAATAGACGTCCAGGTGTTGACGAAAAAGTCTCGGATACCCGTAATAATTCCGGTAAAAAACGTGGAAATGCTGTTCCAGGTATTCACAAAGAAGTCCTTGATAGAAGTCCAGACCTCATTCCAACTTGTTCCAAACCACCCCAGCACCACATCTGCAATGCCTTTCAGGGTATTCATGATATTGCGGAACGTGTTGACAACGAAATTCCAGATAGACGTAAAAATACCCTTGATTCCATTCCAGCACTGCTCCCAGTCACCAGTAAACAGACCAATCAATACATCAAGTGAATTTAAGAGAATATCTGCAAATCCAGAGAAAATATTGGAGATGTTTTGAAAAACGCCTTCAAAAATAGGGGCTAACAGATTGCACAGCCCGTCCCACGCTGCTTTCAGCACATCGGTGAAACTCTCAAAGTCGAATCCCAGAGCATTTAGCCGGTCAGTGATGCCCTGTGTCAATCCGGTAAAGGTGCTTTTGATCTGCTCCCAGATGGCGATGATATTGCTTTTGAATTCATCATTGGTTTTCCAGAGATGCACAAAGGCAGCCACCAAAGCGGCAACAGCTGCGATAATGGCAAGCAGCGGACCAAGTGACACACCCAACGCTCCGGTAATGGCTCCAATGCCACTCTGCACAGCCGAGAAAAGGGCAGGCAGTTTGGACACTGCGGAAAAGACTGTTCCCACGCTGGAGATGGTCTTTCCAAGCACCACCAGCATCGGACCCAGAGCAGCAGCTATCAGTGCAATTTTCGCAATGGTTTCTTTTGTCTGTGGGTCTAATTGGTTCAGCTTGTCCACCAGTTCCTGAATACGGGAAACAATGGAGCGAATGGTAGGCATCAGAATGTCAGAAAAGGAGATCGCCAACTCTTCCAGCTGGGACTTCAAGATGGTCACTTGTCCGGCAAGGTTATCCTGCATGACAGCCGCCATTTTTTCAGTCGTGCCATTGTAGCCGTCTACTGTATCTGAACAGGTATCAATGGCATTGGACAGTTTTTCAAAGTCCGCCGGGGAACCGTTGATGATTGCCAGCATACCGGACATGGCCTCTTTGCCAAACAGCGAGGCAGCTGCCTGTGCCTGTTCTGCCTCAGAAAGACCGCCTAATTTCTGTCGGAGTTGTTCCATGAGTTCCCGCAGAGAATACATTTTGCCGGAACTATCTGTCAGAGAAATGCCGTACTGTTCCATGGCAGATGCCACCGTATCGGTCGGCTTTGCCAAATTGGTAATGGCGGAACGCAGTGCTGTACCAGCCTGTGAGGATTTGATACCGGCGTTTGCCATCAGTCCAATGGCGATAGCGGAATCTTCAGCGGAATAGCCCAAGGAACCCAGCACCGGAGCGGCATACTTGAAAGTTTCGCCCATCATGCTGACATTGGTGTTGGCATTGCTTGATGCGGCAGCCAGAATATCTGCAAAGTGTCCGCTGTCCGAGGCAGACAAACCGAAAGCGGTCAAAGCGTCTGTGACAATGTCCGAAGTAGATGCCAAGTCTTCCCCAGAAGCAGCAGCAAGATTCATGATGCCTTCGATACCGCTGAGCATATCGTTGGTTTTCCAGCCTGCCATCGCCATGTAGTTCATAGCATCTGCGGCTTCACTTGCAGAGAATTTTATCTTGCTGCCCATTTCACGAGCTTTTTCCCGGAGAGCGTCCATCTCTGAACCAGTCGCACCGGACACCGCTGCCACCTTTGACATGGCGGCATCAAAGTCTGCACCAGTTTTTACAGCAATGGTTCCCAGAGCCGTGACACCAGCAGTGACGGGCAGCAGCTTTTGTCCCACACCGGAAATTTTGTCCCCGGCGGACTGCAGCGTTTCACCCAGAACACCCATCTTTTCCAAAGCGGTGTGAGAATTGTTTGCTTCTGTGGTCAGGCGTTTCAGTTCGTTTTCGGTTTCAATAATCTCACGCTGCAAAGCATCATACTGCTGCTGTGAGATTTCACCATTTGCAAGAGCCGTATTGGCCTGTTCTGCAGCAGTTTTCAGCACTTCTAGCTTTTCTTTGGTGGCAGACACCGCATCGGCGAGGAGCTTATGCTTCTGCGAGAGCAGTTCCGTGTTGGAAGGATCGAGTTTCAACAGTTTCTGGACATCTTTCAACTGTGTCTGCGTGCCCTTGATGTCCTTGTTGACACCTTCCAGTGCCTTGGACAGCTTGGTGGTATCACCGCCGATTTCTACGGTAATGCCTTTGATGCGGTTTGCCATAAATTTCACCTCCGAAATCGAACGAAATGCTTGACAAAATCGTTCGATTGTGATATAATAAAACTAGTAAAAAGAAAAGGGGGCTTGTTTATGTCAATTACTGCAACTGAATTCAAAACAAACCTTGGTAAGTACTTGATGCTCGCTGCAACGGAAGATATTTTCATTTCCAAAAATGGAAAGATCATTGCAAAACTAACCAATCCCAATCAAGATCGTGTTGATATTGCCAAATCGTTATTCGGTTCTGTTCCGTCCGGCTGCACGTTAGAGGAAGCACAAAAAGAGAGGTT